ACTAAAACAAAGTCTGCGTCACTACTTGATGTTGTGGTTGAGGGTGTATCTGAGTTGCCTGTTGTTAATACTGTTCCAGTTGCATCAGGTAAAGTAATTGTTCTATCTGCTGTTGGGTCTACAACTGTTACTGTTGTTTCATTTGCATTATCATTTGCACCTTCATAAATAATATTAATATTTGTTGCCAATTTGACATTTTGATTAAATGAATTTAATCCAAATTTAGCTTGATAATATGTTGTATTTGTACCATTTACCATTGCTTTTATTTCAGTTCTTGAATCTTCAGAACCATCTGTAGGATCAATTAAACTAGAACTAATACCGCCATACTCAACATCTTGTCCTGCATCATTTTTACCTAAAAATCTAACCTCTCCAATTTGGTCATTAACTGCTGGAGAAGCACTATCCCTAAATAAATTTAAAATAGGTCCGTCACCAGCACCTTCATCTGTAGATGTAATTGTTGCACCATCAGATGTGGTTTTAATTTTTTCTGTTCCATAATGATATAGAAGTGCTTCACCAGTTGAACCATCTGCTTTAAAATAAAGTGCTGTACTGCCACTTCCATCATCTGTTCTAATATCTACATCTTTATCATTAGCAAAATTTGAAAGTTGTAAATCTCCAGTAGCACATTGCATTTGGAAATTAGATCCAGTGTGTTTAAGCTCACCATCACTACTACTTCCAAATAATGCTCTGTCACTATCAGGAAATAAAACATCACCATTAGCATCTGCTGTTACCGCTTTACTGGCTTCGACTGTTCCAAGTGTTGTTACATCAACATAGTTAAGTTCTGTAGTTGTTGCAGTTACACCATCTAGTTTGTTTATTTCTGTTGCAGTGGATGTTACAGCTACATCTTCGTTTATCTTTGGAGATGTTAAAGTTTTATTTGTTAATGTATCTGTAGTTGCTCTACCTACAATAACATCTGTGGTGGCAGGCAAGGTTAATGTTGTATTACCTGCAAAGTCAGAGTGAGCTGGTGCTTTTAAAGCTGCATAATGAGCATTAGAAGCCTCACAATACATTCTTAGTTCTGATTGTGCTCCAGTGTTTTTAAGCTCAATAACGCCACCCTCGACTGTAAGGTCATCACCTACAGACAAATCTGCACCTAATGTTGCGTTACCACTTCCATCTAAAAACACAGTCTTTGACGCTGGTAATGTACAAAATATAGTTTTAGTTCCTGCACTAAAGTTCACTGCATTATCACTGTTGGAACTGCTAATAACTGTGGTTCTAGCTATAGTGCTAGAGTCACTACTTAATGTACCCAAACCAACTTCAAACTCTGCCGTGCCTGGCAATGTTACTGCATAGTATGTTGTGTTAGAATTACCAACACCAGTGCCAAAAGTTTCAAATCCAGTGACGGCTCCAGCTAAAGTAAATGTGCCCGTGCCAGTTGTAGTAGTTGTTTCTTTTACTCTATCGTTTAATACTAATGCCATTATTTAAGCTCTATGGTTAAGTTGGTTGCATTTATTCTAAATATATCACCACTCGCTATTGCCTTACTTGCATCTAACGCACCTATAAATAAAACATTACCACCAGATCCCACAACATCTAAACTTGCGCTTGCTGCGGTTGTTATAAAAACATGAGTGATTGTATTATTTGTGCCACCAGATGCTGGAAATTCAATATTATTGGTGTTTTTGCAAGTTTGTGTATCAGCGGATTCTGCTGTCAATGTCCATGCAGAAGCTGCGACTTGTTGTCTTGCATAATTTGTAAAAGTTGCTTCTGTTATTGTTGGATCACCAGATTCTCCAGTTGAATCATTAAAATTAGATACTGCCGTTGCTAGTCCAACATAAATGCTATCACCTGGTGAACTAAACGATGCGGCATTGTTTTTAAAAATAAAACTTAAAAGTCTATTTTCTAAAAAGGTGGTTGCTGCATTTGCTGTTGCCATTTTCTACTCCTTATGTCCTTTGTGCTCTAGGTAAGCCTGCTCTGTAGGCATCTTCATTCTCTCTTGCTTCGCCTAAGTCTTTTAATCTCATTAATTGGTCAGTAAATCTTTTTTCATATTGTTGCATCATGTCTGCCTCACCTTTCATGTAAGTATACGCCTCCACTAACGATCCGTAAAGCAATGCAAAAGGTGCGTTAGTGCTTATCCATGTTGTTCCACTATCAACACCAGCAGTAAGACTCGTAGGCTTATAATAATAATGCAACTCTACCGCATAGTTGGAATTTGGCGTAGGTGCTAAAATGAAATTATTTACATCAAAAACTCCATAAAATCTAGGAACACCCGTACTTGCTGATGTGGGAAAAGCCTCTTGTAAAAAGTTTACATCTTTTTGTAGTAATATATCTTCACTGCCCGATGTAGTTATTTGTAAAGAAAATGAAGCTAAATAATCAGATGGTATAGTTAAAAATTTATCAGACGCTGTTAGTGATGATGTTACATTTTTTCTAAATAATTCTAAATCTACATTCTTAAATATTCTATCTTCTGCACCTTTTATAAAATCAGATAAATGATTTACAAAAGTTGTTTCAGTATTATCTGTATAATCTTGTATTGCTGTTTTTAGTTCTGCGAATGTAAAACTCATGATGTTATCGTTACAGGACCTGCTGTAGCAAAGTCTCCGCCCCCTTTTATGTTCCCTGATGTTGATGACTCAGCAACAGTAAATGTATATGTATCTGTAGTTACCACTGTTATAGAATAACCAGAAGAAAGTTCAAGTGCACTTTTTGAAATACCATCAAATGGTTGACATGTTCTAAATCTTACAGTGTCACCAGATGTTCTGCCATGCGTTGCTTCTGTCACGGTTATTACTGTGCTACCACCTCCAGCTACCGCAGATGTAAAAGGATTTTGAATTAATATTCTTTCTACATCAGGCTCAGATCTTTTGTCTGGTCTAGGATCATTTAAAGATTGAGCATCTTCAGCTTTAATTTTACCTAAAAAGTTTTGGGGATGATCTGGATCAACCATGTCTTTACCCACTCGTAATCCATTTCTTACACCATTTCTAAACTCATAGACTAAATCATGCAGATCATATCTAAATCCTGACCTATCACAAAATCCATATGCGTATTTACCTCTAGCTTTTGTCACTGTCTAACTCATAAAAATATTGATCTGTTTCACCTAGTCTAAAATTTTGTCCATTCTCTACCTGATACTCTATAGTGCTAACTTTAAAATCAGGCTTAAGTGGTTTCTTTGGAGATAAAGAATTATCAAATATTCTCGTTCTGTTGTTTGGATATAAACAATATTGACCATTATCTAATTCAATAAGATTAGATGATTTGTGCTCTGCTGGTGTTTCGCTAGTGCTATAGTCAATTTGATCACAGTCATAGTGATAGTTATCTAATGTACAAATGTAAGCACCTTTTTGTATACCATGATCTCTGGTATATACCTCATACTCCATTGTAGATATAAACTGCTTTTGCACTGCTACGACTCCATAATCCATACAATTCCAAAACTGAAGGTTGGTAAGGTCCATATCTGTTTTGGGAACCTCTGGTCTAGAAACAAATGCTGATATTGGTAATTTATCAAATAAAGCACCATAATCAGGCAAATAAGTTTCAAAATAAAAAGCTCGCCCAGGTATAGATTTTGCTGTAACCCAAACACCTTTTACAAATTCTCCAAACCCATCATCTAAGTCCCTCAAATATTCTTTTCTAACCCAAACTTCTATAGAAGGTAAATTGCATATTAATCCTGCCATTATCTATTATTAAACATTAACCCTCTAGTTGCGGCTCCACCACCACGCATCTTCATAACCTTGCCACCTTTTTTCATGTAGCCCATTTTGTTACGAACTTCTGTTGGCAACTTACTTAAGCCTTTGCCTTTATTCCCCTGTGGAACAGCTTTTAAACCACCTCCACCTTTCAGTGTTTGAGGTTTAGACTTACCCATCATTCTGTCAAGCATCTTTTTTTGACCTGGCATAATAAAAGGTGCAGCAGCTTTAGATGTCTTTGAAGTTTTAGACTTAGGTGTCATTCTTTTTTTCATTTTTTCTTTTGATCGACTTCTGTCAGTCTTTCTTTTTGGCACTATTTCAATTGGCATTATGCTCTCCTTGTCATTCTTCTTTGTTTTCTGGCAGCAGTGCCAGTGAGTTTTTTCTTACCTATAGTGGATGGTCTGGCTTTTGGCTTTGCCATCATAGTCTTAGATTTTGAGCCTGTTGGTTTCTTCATAGACATCTTTTTCATTTCTGTCTTTGTTTGACCTGCATAGGGGGTCATCTTTCTAGCACTAGATAATCCAGGTTTACCTATTCCTAGGTTTAAAGTTTTGCCTGCTCTAATTTTATTAGGATCAGCAATATTATTTATTTTCTGCAAAGTTCTAACTGTCGTGTTATTTTTCTTTGCTATTTGTGATAAAGTGTCTCCACTTTTTATTTTGTATGTTGCCATAATTTAACTCCCAAAAAATGTGTTGTATGGTACAAATCTAGCAGATGCACTGTCAGAGTCTTCGCCTGCTGCTAGTTCAAACTGAAACTCATACTCCTGCTTAAGTGCAGAAACTCTATTAGACACTTCAGGTCTTTTCATTGCTACATAGTAGGCAAGACCAGAAACTAAACAAGGCACAAACCTAGGAGGAATAAAGGATGTGGTAGTTCCTGATATCCCTGATGATATTCCGTCAATGCCTACTATTCTGTAATAAAACAAAGTATATGTTGTCGTGCTGTCAGGCACTGGATAAAATGTTACATCAACTTTGTCACTTAACCTTTGTACAAATATTTGAGTTGGTCTCCCTGTTGTGTTTTTGTTAGCTGTCTGTGCATATGTAGATACTGTTATTCTTGTCAAGTTAGTATCTGTTTGATTAGTCCCTGTGCCTGTTCTTATCTGATGCTCTAGAAGATCGACTGTATCTGTAGGCAATGTATATGTGGCTGTACCTGACGTTAAAGCCTGTGTTCCTTCTGCTATGGTCCAGAGATTAAGACCTCTATTTTGCCACTCTGCTGTTAAAATATTAAACGATCTTCTGATTGTTTTTAAATCATAACCAGTCTTCATATCAAGACCAGCCCTTTCATAAGCTTCTTGAAATATTTCTGGTATGTCTGGTGTTACTGATGCCATATTTTACCTACGAGAACTTTCTAAATCTTGCCGTTTTTTTAGCAATCTTTTTGGGCTGTTTAGCCACTTGTTTTCCTCTTCTAGTTGCTTTGCGCTTTTTAGCCGTAGTGGCTGCGTATTCAGCGGGCGAAAGAGCCTTAATTGCCGCGGAAGGTAGATAACGCTCGCCTGTAGCCTTTTTCCCTTGTGTAGAAGGTTTACCACTTTTTGTTCTCCACTTTTGCTTACCCCACGCTTTTAAGCTCCTTTGTGATTTTTTTAACGCCATGTTTTATTATACCAAACTTTTGTCATTTGACTACTTATCTTGTTTTCTTTTGTTTCCTGATTGCTTCTTTCGCCCTTTTTGCAATGGCTGCTTGTTGTGTTTTCCCAGCAACTTTAGCCCTTTGTTCCATAACAGTGAGTATTTGAATTTTTCTAGCAAAAGGTTTATTAATATTTTTAACTTTTCTAGCTGTTGATCGAGCATCTGCAACAGTTGCATACTTAATTTTAACAGTGTCTTTTGGATTTTCATCTGTGTAGAGTCTCCTTCCTGAACCTTTAGGCTTTTTTCCTGTTCCAACTTTTGGATCTTTTCTAACCATCTATTTACCATTCTTTGCCATGTAGGCACTGCTGCCCATGTAAAAGCCGACAATTGAAGAGCCTGAAATATACAGAAGATTTGAGACATCACTTAGGGCTTTTACACGATCAATGGGAACAAAAAATAAAGCCACAGTAAACACACCCATACCAATAAGTGTGTACCTTGCCATTCTTAATTGTGCCAAATTTTTTCTAAGTTTAGTTTCCATTTCTTTGATTTGTTTAGCTTGTTGAAGCTCCTCGTTTGTGATTGTATTATCACCATCGATATCGTACTCATCAAGAATTGAATCTTTTTGCAATCTTTTTTGTACTTTAACCAAAGTAAAAACCTCCTAAAAAGGAACAAGACCAGATAAATAATGTTGTAAATATAAAGGTCTTCATCTTTTATTCTCTTTATAAATCCAAGCTAAGAGTATTATAAAGCCTACTACAGTGCAAAACAATACTGTCCAGCCTACATATTCCCAAATCTTTCTAATAAGCTCCTGTCTCTCATAAATTTCTTTTTTTCTTTGAAGCCTGATTTCTTTTTCCATATGCAAAATCTCATTCCAAGAATTAGCCCCGTAGTGAAAATTTATAAATGATTTTAATTCTTGTCTTTGTGATTCTAACTTTTTTTTTGCGGTAAACGCTTCTATAGCACTAGCCTCTATTTCTTTACCTTTAAATAGTTTTCTAAGAGGTGAAGCATTTTTAGCAGACTTCTCTGCATTATCAATGTCGCTTATGGCTCCCATCCAGCGACTTAAATCTTTACCCATAGATTCAATTTCTCTGCCCGCTGCAAAACCAGCCTTAATAGCCCCAAATGCTTTTGAGGCTGCTGTTATGGCTAATCCTATAGTGGCTGGGTCCATTATCCTCTGTAGCCTCCACCTTTTGCTTTGTATTGTTTTGCTAGCATTTGAGCTTTACGTGCTGACCACTGTCCTGGTC